GGCAAGCGACAAAGGCGCAGAGTCTTTCACCGCGATATAGGGAGGCAAAGCGCCGCTTCATCTGGCGCACGGAAGTAAAGTCGAGGGGCGCGAACACCTCGAGGGAAAGGTAGTACGTTTCTTCCCACAGGTCTGGTTGCGTAACGCCTCCGCGAGCAACGATCGCACCCGCCGCATTGGTAAAGTCAAATGTATAGTCCACCCAATCAGTCAAGGCCAATCTCCGAATTAATAACGAAGCCAAGAACACTACCCCGGAACGGGCGGCTTTTTCGAATAACGAGGCTGTCGTCTTCCCGCCACTCACCAGAAATATGTATCTCACTTATATCCGTGCCGATAAACTCTTCGAGTTCATAGTCGTCGTAAGTCGATATGGAAAGTTCATAGAAGTCGGCTGACGACAGGGTGCCTCCGAGGAGTTCCTTACTGTTCAGGGTGCGCACGGAAATATCGGCAATGCGCTTCTTCTTATCCTGAATAACCTCACCCCCGATTTTCAGCGGGAGTGTGACCAGCGTGGCGGTGTAGGGAAAGCCTGCAAAGACGCGGGAGGAGGCGGTTGTAAGTGTCATATCGGTTGACGCTGTGGATTGTTCCTTCACCACTTCTGTCTCCCCGACCGACTCTACACTACCCCCGAGGAATTGATAGTTGCCCCGCAAAGTTGTCGAGGGCGTGTCGATGTTCCAAGTTGTAAAGTGATAGGTCGTGACGTTCTGGAACGCATTAACCTTAATCGGAATTATTGTGTCGAAGGTAAGAGACACACCATCCGAAGCTATAGCCGTAACACGACCTAACCCCCGGTTAATCCGAATGAGATCGCCTACTGCTCGCGTGTCAAAGAAGGTCGAACCATCTGTAAGGGTGGCCGTGAGCCCCGGTCCCTTAAACCCGCTGACGGTAAGTCCCCGTGCCTGCAGTGCCGTAACCACCGGCTCCTTAAAACAGTCAACCGCAAAGATGCGCTCGTTAAACTCGATTTGGGAAAGGTCAAGGCGCTCGAGGTAATGGCGGCACGTCCCGTTGATGTCCCTCGCAACAACGAAGTAAACGCGGTCATAGTTGTTTTCCCGCACAATGGATACGTCAAGGAACCGGCCCTGCGTGCTATGATCTGTCCAGGCATAGACGTTCTGATCCGGCACGTAGGTAAAGCAAAGCGCGGTGCCATCCTCCCTTACAGCCCAAATCTGCTTGTCAGGCCGATTGGCGTAGGCCCACCGAATGATCTTATTATCCTGAGCAAAGAAGTGGGAGGAGAAGACGGAAAGGTCGATGATCTGATAGCTGTTGCGCAGGTTTGTCGGTTCGATCCCGTTCACGCCGGAGGAACCGGAAACGATGTAAACGATTTTATCCTCAACCTTAATCGGGAGGATAGACTCAGCCCCGTCATCGGTAATGGGGTCGGCTTGCAGGCTGGTCGCGGACACAAGGTTATTATCGGTGCCGCGAATGTGGTACACCTGCTGATCGGTAAAGGCGAGCAGGCCCAGGTTCGCCGTGATCAGGTGTTGAATGGGGGTGAGTTCTGCCGAGTCAAGAGCGAGGTCAAGAGCGTCACTCGCCGTTCCGATTGGCGTGAAGTCGAAGTTGTCTGGCGGGCCTACGCGAGACATGAATAGACTCATGGGGAGGTTAAGCGTCCCGCCGTAGACGTGGCGCTGCTTGAACCGGGTAGAGCAGGCAGGGAAGTTACCCGAAGCGGGGCTTGCTGTGATCGTAGCCGTGGCCCCGGTACCGTCACCGCCAATCGTGACTGTAGAACTGTTAGTGTAGCCTGAGCCGGGGCTCATAATGCGAACACCAGTAACGACGCCCGCCCCGTTCACGATAACAAGGCCTTCGAACCCGGTGCCCCCGGCAATACTGATCGTTGTGTTGCCCTTGAGGTAATCTGTCCCGCCCGCTGTAATGCTGATACTGAGCACCGCGCCATTAGCAAACGGGTTATCAGGGACAAGCGGCGTGCGGGTAAAATCAGGGATGATATTGTTATCGGTAAAATGTAGCCCTGTAGTTTCCCCGATATAACCAATCTGCTGACCGAAGGAAGCCTCGTGACCGCGCGGCACCATTGTACTCCGGTAAACTACGTATCGAATGGAGCCGGCAACCGCCGCCCACGAAACCTTGAGCGACCCCGCATTATTCGTAATGTCGATCATGGTCTCGGAAAGACCGATCTGCCTGACATAGCTTTCTACCCCAGCTGAATTGACTGAAGTAACGGCGTACAAGACACCGGCGTTTAGGCTTGCCGCATCAGGGTTAAATGGGTCGCCTCCGTTCGTGACCGTGGTGATCTCGATAGCCGGTGCGTTAGGCGCGGTCCTGTTTCCTCGGAAATTTATCGGCGCCAGTGTCCAGTTTGTATCTGCAAGTCGGGTGAGTATCCTCGGCGCGTAGTCATTCGACGTGATGCGGAGTTCGTCACGGTACTGGCTCAAGACGAGGGCGGCCAGATCTTCCTGCGCATACGGAGAAGCAATACTATAGACTTTACTAACCTGCGTCACCCCGGTAAGGTTAGTGCCCGTGTGGCTTAAGTCCAGCTTTGCCGTCTCCGCCGTAACGGGCGTCTTAAGCTGGAAGTGATCGACGTCAAGCACAACAACCTCGAACAAGTAATTCGTGAGGTAGTTGAGATCGGGATTAGTGATGGTGAGGTAAACCTCGTCCCCCGTGCTGAGCCCGTGAGCGGTAGAGGCGAACCGCGTCTCCGTGGCGTAGGCGCCGCTATTCTCATATCCGCTCACGGCGACCGCGGCGTTGGTAAGGAAGCGCCCGTTCTGGACAAAGCGAATAAGCTCATCGGAAAAAACGAGGAGGTAAGTGTTGCCGATCCGCTTGTTAAATTGAAAGGGGTAGAGGCGCGTCTGATCCGTCTCACTGCAATCGAGGTATGAGATAAACTCCAGGGGCGGGCGAACGCTCACGCCACCGCGGTAGTCCACAATCCAGTTGTGGCCGAACCGCAGGCCCAAGTCAAATTTCTCAATATCACTACGCTGGAGGAAAGCGGGCGCGAGAACACCGGCGGAAAAGGCGAAGCTGATAAAGGGCTGCGTCATGCTTGAGCCGCTCCGAACAGGTTTCCATAAGGGTAGATAAATTGGGTGATCGAGGGCGGGCCTGCGTAACCGCGCGCAACGAAGGGGGCGGGAATATGCTCAACCATTTCCTCGCTGTAATCGTACGCGAGCGACTGAGCGGTTATGAGAAACTGATTAGCCAGATTGGTGTTCTTCTGGATAAGCTCGCCCCGGCCAGTCAACGGCCCGGCTATCATCGCGGCGAGGCCAAACGCGGTTGCCTGTATCTGATTAGCCGTCCACGTCTTCACGTCTTTTTGGTAGAGGGAATAGACGAGAACCGCCTTCTTCAGGTTCGTATTGAGTCGCACTTCACCAGACACTTGGTCAAAGGAAAGGGCGAAGGCGCTGAAGTCGATCAGGTGTCGAGGCCGCAGGCAATTGAATGGGAGGGTGTAGGAATAGCGGTAGCGCGTATCAGGCATACCCTCGGCCCACACACTATTATCGGCGCGCTCAACTACTTCTTCAAGTACCGAAGTTGTCTTGCAACAGGGCCAATGTCCGCCCTCTTGCACAACGCGAACTGTCAGATCATACCACTGATCGCAGTCGTAGCGCTCCTTTTTATTATCCGTAAGTGAGGTCAGTCGGCCCCTAGCGTTACACGCTGAAAGGGCCAGGTTATAAATGTCAAGGGCCGACTGAATTGTCATGGTGTTACGCCTCGTCTGTCTCTTTGGGTGTCAACGCTTTGAGGGTGTTGGGCGCCTTCTTCTTCGTCGGCTCCTCCTCAACTTCAACGTCAGGCACGGCGATGGGCAAGCCGGGTTCTTTCTCCTGCCGAAACGTGACAGGTTGGGCCGACTTAGGGATGGGCAGACTTTCCGGCCATTCCCGATAAACGCCCTTCACGATGCGCGAGCAATCCGGCAGGACAACATCGCTCACCAAGCGAAAAGGTGGTTCTGTGATGAAGTCAGCCATATCAATTCACCGAGTCAGGGTAGGCGCGATTGTTCTGCGCGTCCAACACGAGGAACGCGGAGATCGAGCCCGCCGTAGTGGTGGCCGCCGCTGTGGTGACGAGGACGCCGAGATAACGCTCGTAGTCCACGCCTTGTGGCAGCGCGATGATGCGCTTGTAACCGACCACCAACGAGGCGACGGGAATGGCCTCGGTGAGGTAGTGCTCGGTTGCGGCCCCGTCAGTCGCAATGGCTGCTTGCGCATCCGAAGCGAGGACGAAAGCCACGGTGGCCGAACCGCCGGAGGTAAAGGCCTCCGTTACCTGGACAACCAGGTAGATCGGCTGCCCGGCACCTGGGTTAAGGGAGGCGGCGCCCAAATCAATGACGTCGCCCTCCAAGGTTGTACCCGCCGCTGAGTCAACAGCCAGCGCGTCACAGAAGGTTGTATTTTTGTCCATAATCATTGGTTTTCTCCTTACACGATCCGGGCTTCATCAACGGCAAGCTTGTCCACTTTCCGAACGGGAATATCTCCCTGGAACATGGGCGACTTAATACCGCCCACTTCCGCGACTTCAAGGGTCGAAGACTTCACAGCCGCCGCGAGTTGCTGGCGGTAGGTCGTGCGAGTCCGACGGTCCATGTAGAACGCAGGCCGACCCATGCCCATAGATGGGATGAGTTCGGCTGCTTCGAACATGAGGTTGGGCAGGTTTGCGCCCGAGGCAGCATCGGCGGTCAGGGCAGACCGGTCAATGTTGCAGATGCGAACGACATAGCGCCAGTCTTTAACGGTCAGGCCTGCATCAACGCGGAAGTGAGTACGGTAGGCCTCCATCCGGCCACCCGCGCCATCCACATCTTCGACTGTAACCTGCCCTTTGTCGCTGACCTGAATACCAGCCGTCGAGCCCTTGGGGATAATCCCGTGACAGGTTTCGCTGCCCCAGCAGATGAGCCAGATAGACGCGTTGTCTGTACCCGTGCCCCCTGCGTCAATGATGTTGTCAGCGTTAGGTGCGCTGAGGTCATTAAAGCGCGGGGCCAGCCCCATGAACCGTTCGGGGTTCAAGTCAGTGTTGCCGTAGATCGCGGTATCCTGCAGCGCCTGCGAAATACCCTCGATGTGCGCGCGGGACTCTGACAGCCGGAACTCACTCGTGTTGCCGTTGAGGTCGGCCAGTGCCTTGTCGATCTCGGCGTATGCTTCGAGCATACCGCAGGTATCAGTTACCTGCTCGCGCCGCGACTTGCTGGGCTGAACGCCGCCGTAGAGTTTGCGCCACGTCGGAGCGGGCAAGCCGGTACGAATGGTAGAGCGATGACCTGTCGGGAGGTTGCCCTCAACGAAAGTCATGTCGGCCAGCATTTCATTTGTCTGGTTGAGGATTTCAACCACCGCTGCAATCGACCCGTTAGGGTCAAGTGCCTTAGCATAATCCAACAGCGTTGGAAATTGGGAGGCGAGAACTGCCATTTCTTTCTTTCCTTATGAGCCGGGAAACAGCCGGTTTGCCAGCGACACGTCGCCTTGAGCCGGTGCCCCTTTTATGAGACGCCCCTCCTGCGGAAGTGCAGAATGGACCTTGTTTAGAAAACCAATCATTGCTTTGTGATTGGTCGCGCCGGTGATCTTGAGGAGGTTCAAAAATTCGTCGCCCCCAAACTCTTTGGCGATGTCTTTTGCGTTGGCAAGACTCTCCGCCAGCTTTTCCCCGCCATAGGTGGGGTCGGCTCGCGCTTCATCTTTCCACTCTTTCTGCAAACCGTTCCACTGATCTGCCTGCTGTTGCGTGAACGAGGCAGTTTCATCAGCGTAAAGTTTAAGCAGGTCCGCCGCCATATCCTGCGTGGACTTGCCGCTGTCCAGGATTGACGTGAATGCTTTGGCTCCTTCCTCATCGAGGTCGAAGCCTTCGGGAAGCGTCGCCTTCAGCTTCTCCATGTCGATCGGTTCAGGGGCCTGGGTATCCTCGCCAGCCTTAACCGTGTCTTCCCCGTCCGTGAGGAGATCAGGATCATCCCCGGCAACGGTGTCGGAACCCTCAGTTGTATCGTCGCCGCCACCCTCGTCCAGCAGGCCCGCGTCCTCGATTGGATCGGGAGTAACCTCACTCCCCGTACCGTCTTCGGGGGCGAAGCATAGGCGGGCAAAAAAGCCGCTATTCAGCATCGTCATTTTCATTATCCTTCATGAGTTTAGCTTTGATGTCTTCGTCGCGTGCCAGGCTCTCCTTCATCATTTGGATATACGAGGAAGGGAAGTCTGTCGTGATCTGGAGGAGAAGTTCCTGCCCCACAGATTGCTTGCCAGAAGTAAACGCCGTGTTGAGGGCGTTACCGCTGAATGAGTTTTGGTAGATACCGCAGTTGGCCAGGAGTTCCCACAGGAAGCATCGGCCCTCGTAGGTCGCAAGCGCGCCCTGAAGACCAAGCTTTACCCGTTCTACCTGAGCTTTCATATGGCGCTTTTCCACCCGGTTGTTTCTGTTCTGGTTCATCGTACCCTACTTTTCCCGCCCGCGCAAGGGCTTTATCCCATACCTAGAAGACGTTGCATCGCATTTTCGCCTCCACCAACATCAGTGTCAGACAGGTTCTTTGCCGCCCCCGTCAAATCCTTCCCAACGAGTGCCGCCTCACGCGCCTGATTATTCTCCGCCTCCCCCTCAAGCAGGGACGCCGCTTCCTCTTCCGAGTTAAAGTGCGCAGCAGGGATGGACAGGCGGTCGCCGTAATCGCGCAGGACCGCATCCATGTTGACGGTGTTTTTGAGGCTTGGCTCGAGCGCCACCGCCGATCCGAGTATTTGCAGGAACCGCTCAATCGTCGCGGTGCCAACGGCTCGCTGTGCGTCGGTCAGGATACTGACATACTCGATTTCCAGGTCATCCGGGTTGAGGCCCGCGGGCGCCTCGGGGAGGAGGTCAGCCCGCTTCATGATATTAAAGACGCGCTTGATGATCGGGTCGAGTGCTTCGTTCTCAAACCGCTCCAGCACCGCACCGAGGAGAACCAGCTTCTCCTCTTTTCGCGCGTCAATCTCCGTGGCGCTGCGCACTGTGTCGAGGGAGGAAATCATACGGAACAAATCGTTGTGGAAAGTCTCCTGAATACGGCGCCTCAGTTCCTGCCGATCCAGGTTCATTTCCTGAAGAGGCGGCTGCACGGTGTAGACGGGCTTGGCCCCGAAGCTGGCCCCAGCGGGTGCGACGGTGATGCCGCCGGGCAGAAGGCTGGAGGCCCGGTTCGCCATAAACCCCTCGATTACGACAGGCGGCTTTACCATCTTGTCAATCGCTTGCCCCTTGCGCAACACTTCATGCTGGAGTTGGATGATGTCGGGCAAGGCGTCCATGGCCGGTGAAGTGCCGTAGTCATCATTGGCCACTGGCTCCCAACGAGGCCAAGCGCCCGGCTTCTCCTGAAACCCTGCGTGGGCGAGAAGTTCCCCGTCGTTCAGTGTCTTGTCCCAATAGAACTCCCGATATGAGAATTTCGCGGGCAGGCTTTCCTCCTGGTCCGGCGTGTTCCGCTCGATCAGGTGGCAAACGGTAATGTACTCGCCCAGCTTGGCGCCGCCCGCCTTAATCTTATCCTGGTACTTCGCGTTGAGGAAGTCTTTTCCAAACTGCTGCACGGCCTGCCGCAGCGTCATGTGGATCGTGCGCGCGAAGGTGTCCACCATCCGG